CATTGATTTTGAGTGACATAAAACTGAGTGCAATCTAAAGCCTTATAACTAAAAGTTATTTGACAAAGGTAAGTGTTTGATTATATTATTAAAAGTGAGGAGAAAAAGACATGAAACAAGACAAGAATTTGACAGATGTTTTACTTGACATAGCAACGCTTCCATCTTTTGTCGATCCGATGTTCAACTATGCCGACGACTTGGCATGGCAATATCAGCGACAGTTGGAAGAAGAACAAAGACAACAGGAAGAGAAGAGCTAATGAATATATTTTATTTGAATGAATGCCCAGTTAAATGTGCAGAAGCACAGCCAGATAAGATGTTGGTTAAGATGATTTTAGAAACGGCTCAGATGCTCTCTACTGCACACAGAGAGTTAGACGGGGATGAGTATGCGGATGCTCGTAGATTGTACAAGACAGCCTATAAGAATCATCCGTGTACTATATGGGCTAGAGAATCTAGTGGGAATTACGAATGGCTATTCACACACTTCCTAGCACTTGGAAACGAATATACGTTTAGATATGCTAAGTACCATGCAAGTCTGGGTAAACTAGCCAAACATTTACTTTCAGCACCTAAAAATATAGAGCAAGGAAGTATGACACCACTAGCACAATGTATGCCTGATCAATATAAGAATGACGATCCTGTTAAAGCTTATCGTGACTACTGTATACACGAGAAGCACTATGCTAAGTGGGAGAAAGGTAGAGACAAACCTAACTGGTGGACTAAGGAGATAGCAGCATGAGTAGCAAAGAAAATGATAGCTTCAGAGAAAGTGTTAAAGAATTAGTCGAGGAGTATTGGACTATTAAAGATCGTCCTGATTTATTTGAGGACTGTGTTGAGTATGTGCTTGAAAGGATAGTTTTTGAGACACTCCCCTTTAAAAATTTCAAATGGACTTACAGCGTTAGCTATCTTATGTTAGAATACTTTCAATCTATAGCACATAATGCTATCTCTAATAAGGATCTAAACAATATGGAGAGTCAGTCCCTATGAAAATTATTTTAATTCTAAATTGGTTAGTGATAGGATTATTTTTTGCTATGTTTTTACTTTTAATACTAGGAGAATGAAGATGGGTACAGCTGTGAGTATATCTTATGCGGAATTAGAGGAAGCGTTTGCACACATAATGAAAAAGAAACATAAGTGGAAGGTGAATACTGATTACATTTCTGGTTGCTGTATGTCCATACCAAAGTATGATTATGCCTACAAGAAAAACGAAGACGGAAGGGAAGTTGTAGACAGAGCTAACACGACTTGTAAAACGGAATACATAGGTGTGAATTATGAAAATGAATTTACTTTTGATGTAGATTCTGAGGATGAACATGACTAGTAAAGATTCAGCAAGAGAAAGATCTTGTAAAGAATGTGGTAGCTATGACCTAGAGTTTAAAGTATGGGTAGATGCACACTTTAATTTTATTGAAGAGTGTGATGAGGACACAGGTTTCGAGGCTTATTGCAACGGGTGTAGTCAACTTGTTATATGGGAAAATAATTACACAGGAGTAAACGCATGACTATTAAGACAGAAGGTTCTGATAAATTAACAATAGATACTAAAGCTTCTTGCGGCTGTTCTTGTAAGGAAGAAATTTTATTTCTTTTAAAAAGAGTACAAACTATAGAAGAAGATCTATTAGATTTTCCAACTGAATCAGATATGTGCAGGGTAGAAAAACGAGTAGATGAACTAGAAGATTCAACTGAATATCTTGATAAGAGCATGGCGGATGCAGAAACATATATAAGTGAAGTAGAAACTAACCTTAGTAGTGTATCAGAGGATGTAGATAATATACAAAACGATATGGTAACAGAAATGGACGACCTAGAAAAACTAGTTCAGAGTCTTGATATTGCTGTATTTAAATTAAATAAACAACTACAATGAGTACACCTAAAGATGGTCTATCGTGGTATCTTAAGTGGATAGCTTCTTTATTTTTAATTGCTTCTATGGTAGTTAGAAGTATGGACCTATCTAATTTTTTAGATATATCCTTATCTTTAGTGGGGGTAATCGGATGGTTTTGGGTAGGCTGGTTGTGGAAAGACAGAGCCTTGTTAGCATTAAATTATTTTGCTATAATTATTTTGGTAAGTGGAATTTTACAGGGGATATAATGAACTAAATGAATTCAAAAACTTTAAAAAAATTACGGAAACGAGCTAAACAATTACAGGTTGTGTGGCTCAAGTCTATGGTTAATTCAGAAGAAGCAAAAGGAATAAACTTACAAACTTTAAAATCTTTATTACCTAAACAAACTCACTACTATGCGATGGTTGCAGGATCACGGGGGTATGAGCATAGTTGTATAAGATTATCTTACATGACAGAGAAATGGATTATGAAAATTTTAAAGAAGAAGCCACATATAAAAACAATAGGAGAACTGAATGAAATTAATGAGCAGCACCAGCAGTTACAAAGAAACAATAGTTCATGGATGAGTACATTTTAACAGTAATTGTAGATGGTCACGAGGAAGAGATTAAATCTTATGGAGATTCTATAGAGTTAGTAGTAGATTCAATAGTAAAAATAGAATCCATTACAAAAATTGTTAAGGCTGTTAGGCTTGAAGATAAAGTATCGTGGTCATTCGAAGGAATGGACTTAGAAGAACTCAGAAAATTACGGCTCGGAATTAACAATGAAGCAGCCGTTATTCAAGAACTTGCAACGTACAACAAAGTATGATATACTTTTGTATCGTTGTAGTGTATGTAAATTGTAAAATAGTGTTAGTTAATATAAAGTAGGAGATGTATAGTATGGCAATTTTAGAAGGAACTGCATATTGGGCGAGCATTACTACACCCAATACTAGGTTTGAACCTGTGTATACAGTCAATCTTGTGGTTGATGAAGAGGTAGCAAATGACTTTGCTTCTCGTGGACACAAAGTAAAACAGATGGATGAGGGACCAGCCGTTATTGTTAAGAGGAAAGTTAATGGTCCTAATGGTAGAGTTAGGCCAGCACCTAGATTACTAGACTCAGATAAGTCTGAGATAAGTGTAGCTGTAGGTAATGGTTATAAGGTTAGGGTACAGTACACTGAGTACGCAGGAGAGGGTAAGTTTGGCCCTTATACTGGATTAGATTTACAGGCTGTCCAAGTAGTAGATTTAATTCCCTATAAAAATGAGGACGGGTCGGAGTTTTTCGGTGATGGGGAAGAGTTTTAAATGCGCATAATAATTGACAAGGGAAAAGGAGATTCCCCGCTAACTTTTGAAACAGATAATATAGAAGATAATACTAAGCTATTAGAAAGTAATGCAATCATTAGAACCGTTTCGGTTATAGATATAATAGTTAAGGCGTTGCAGCTTTCGAGTGGTGTGTATAGAGATTCTTTAGAGAGAACATTACTAGAATGTGAGGAAGCTATAGTAGAATCTAAAGAAGAAGGCAAGGTTAGTGACGAATAAAAGCAAGTGATTCTCTACCCGGCTAGGCATTTCTTATAGAGGTGCCTAGCCTTTTTTAACAGGAGAACGTATGGAAAATAGTAATTTTGTTAAGCACAAACTACCCTGCTCTAACTGTGGGGGATCAGATCCGGTATCATTAAACAGCGACGGATCAGCGTGGTGTTTTAGTTGTTCAACTCGGTTCCCTTCTTACAATAAAACAGATGATCAGGTTGTAGAATTTAAGCAGCCTAAGAATACTTTCTTAACATCATACACCGGGACCTTTAATGACTTAACAGATCGTGGTATATCTAAAAAGACAGCTACTAAATTTGGAGTACGAAGTGTTCTTAATATTAAAGGAGAAGTAACACAACACATCTACCCATACTTCAATGGAACAGAAGTAGTAGGAACTAAAACTAGGTTTGTAGAAAACAAGGGGTTCACTACAAGCGGAACGTATGAAGGTACTGGACTATTCGGAGAACAACTATTCAATGCTAGAGGAGCTAAGTATCTTACGATAACCGAAGGTGAGTGTGATGCGATGGCAGTTAGTGAACTGTTTCAAGGTAAGTGGGCTGTCGTATCTTTAAAGAGGGGAGCAGCAGGAGCAGTCAAAGATATACGAGAGAGCATAGAGTTTGTTGAATCATTCCAAAATATAGTGTTGTGTTTTGATAATGATAAGGCCGGACGGGAAGCCTCACGAAATGTAGCACGAATATTAAAGCCCGGTAAAGTAAAGATCATGTCGTGGCCTAATGGATACAAAGATGCTAACGATATGCTGCGGAATAAAAAGTTCCAAGAGTTTACTAATGCATGGTGGGAAGCTAAAACTTATACTCCCTCTGGTATCTTAGAACTAGCTAGTCAGAAGGATGAATGGTTGAACAGAGAAGTCAAAGAAAGCATCCCCTTTCCGTGGGAAGGACTGAATAAAAAATTATATGGGCTTCGGAAGGGGGAGCTAGTTACATTAACAGGGGGTACAGGACTAGGAAAGTCTAGTGTTGTCAGAGAGTTAGAGCATTGGCTTATAAAACAAACCAAAGATAACATAGGTGTAGTAGCCTTAGAGGAAAACTGGTTACGCACAGCAGACGGTATTATATCTATCGAAGCTAATGACAGGCTGTACTTATCTGAGAAAAGAGAAGCGTATTCAGATGAACAGCTTACAGAATTATTTGATAAAGTAATTCAAAAGGGCAGAGTGTTTGTCCATTCACACTTGGGTGTTACCGATATAGATGAGTTATTTTCTAAGCTTAGATATATTATAGTAGGCTGCGAATGTGAATGGATAGTAGTAGATCATTTACATATGCTTGTTAATGTAATAACAGAAGGAGATGAAAGACGAGGTATTGATAGTTTGATGAATCGTTTACGATCTTTGGTAGAAGAAACAGGAGTAGGTATGATTCTTGTTTCACACTTGAGAAGAGCAACAGGAGATAAAGGACATGAGAAAGGTGTAGAAGTTTCTTTATCTCACTTAAAAGGCTCACAAGGTATTGCGCAGTTGTCTGATTGTGTGATAGCATTAGAAAGAAATCAACAGGCTGCTAATAAAAAAGAAGCCAACACAACTAAGGTTAGAGTATTAAAGTCTAGATACACAGGAGATACTGGACTAGCTTGTAAGTTAGTTTATGATTCTGAAACTGGTAGACTTTTTGAAGATACCGAACAAGAAACATTCGACAACGAGGTTACAGAATATGAGTTCTGAAATAGTATTTGATATTGAAACAGACGGATTGAAGCCGACTAAGCTATGGTGCATAGTTGCTAAATCTACTACAGGAGAAATAAAAAAGTTTCCTCCTAATAAAATTGAAGAAGGTATAGACTATTTAAAAAGTGCTGACACTTTAGTAGGTCATAACATTATTGGATATGATATACCTGTAATTAAAAAGTTGTTAGGAGTAGAACTAAAAAACAAAGTGTATGATACTTTGGTTATGTCTAGACTTGCTAACCCTTCTCAAGAAAACGGACACAGTTTGAAAAATTGGGGTTACAAAACAGGTTATCACAAGTTAGAATCTCCTGATTCATTTGAAGAATACACACCTGAAATGCTTAAATACTGTAGCCAAGATGTGCTACTCAATGAGTTAGTGTACGAAAGATTGAAGAAAGATACAGTTCTTTTTGGTAAGGAAAGCATAGAGTTAGAACACAAAGTTGCAGAGATTATTCAACAACAACGTGAGAATGGTTTTGCTTTTGACGAGAAAGCTGCTATGACTTTGCTTGCAGATTTACAGCACAGGATAGAAGAAGTTAAAGAAGAAGTTAGAGTTACATTCAAACCTAAATGGGTAGATGATAAGTTAGTTAAACCTTATGTAAAAAAAGATGGTGATTTATCTAAACGTGGGTTGACTGATGAAGAATACGATAACTGTTTGTGGTTTGGTAACACAGAGCCTTTCATGCGTAAGAAGTTAGTTGACTTTAATCTCGGCAGTCGTAAACAGATTGGAGAATACTTAACAGACTTTGGTTGGAAACCTAAACGCTTTACACCTACTGGTCAACCTATTGTAGATGAAGGAACTCTAAAAAAGATAAAGCATATACCAGAAGCACAGTTGATAGCAGAGTTTTTGTTACTGCAAAAACGCATAGCTCAAATATCTTCTTGGATAGATGCTGTTGAAGGCAACAGAATACATGGTGCTGTCATATCTAACGGAGCTATCACAGGAAGGATGACACATAGAAGTCCAAACACAGCGCAAATTCCTAGCGTAAGACAACCTTTCGGTAAAGAGTGTCGTGCTTGTTGGACAGTAGATGAAGGTAATGTTTTACTAGGTATAGATGCTTCTGGATTAGAGTTAAGAATGTTAGCACACTATATGAATGATGAGGAGTTTACTAATGAAATATTAAATGGTGATGTACATACTGCTAATCAAAAACTAGCAGGTCTAAAAACTAGAGATGTTGCTAAAACTTTTATCTATGCTTTAATGTATGGAGCAGGAGATGCTAGGCTTGGTAATGTAATGAATGCAAGTGTTAAAGCAGGTAAAAAAGCAAGAGAGTTATTCTTTGAAAACAAACCTGCATTTAAAAAATTAAATGATAAAGTTAAGTCAACAGCTAAAGTTAGAGGATATCTAAAAGGATTAGATAAAAGAGTTCTTTGGATAAGAAACGAACACGCTTCTTTAAATACTTTACTACAAAGTGCAGGAGCTATAGTTATGAAGAAAGCTCTTGTTTTACTTGACGAATATTTAATAGAAAGAAACTTAGAATATAAGTTTGTTGCTAACATACATGATGAATGGCAGATGGAAGTTCCTAAAGATATTGCAGATGAAGTAGGTCGTTTAGGTGTAGAAGCTATTGTAGAAGCAGGAAACTTTTTTAATCTTCGTTGTCCTTTGGATGGTGAATACAAGTATGGGAGAGATTGGAGTGAAACGCATTAGAATGAATACGAATAGAAAAGGAGACTTTGCAGAATACTATGCTGTCACTTGGCTATGGGATAATGGGTATGAGGTATTTCAAAACTCAGGTTGTACAGGTCCTATAGATATGATTGCTATGGATAAGAAAGGTGAGATTACTTTGATTGATGTTAAGACAGCACA